GCGCTGATGAGTGCCGTGACGCAATCCTCGCCCTTATCGACGGAGAGAAGCCATGACGACGCCGGAACTGTTCCGCGTAGAGGTGACGGTAGACAAGCCGACAAGCGGTATGTGGCATTGCGGCCCTAACCCGTCGTGGGTGACGGTCACGCATATTCCGACCATGACGCAGGCCCGCGCGTATCACCGCAGCCAGCACAAGGCGCGCGAGGCTGCTATGGCCTGCGTCCAGATGATGCTGGCCGATCTTCTCTGCGAAAACGATCAGTGCAGCTTTCCAGAAGCACTCGACACCCGCGCGCCCCTGTCCCCCGCCGTGCTGGCCGAATTGCCGGAGGTGCGGGCGCTGGTGGCCGCAGAGACGGAGCGGTGTGCAAAGATCGCAGACCCGCCGCTGATGCACCGCAAGGGCAAGCCGGGGCTGTGGCGCACACGTCGCGCTGCCATCGCCGCCGCCATCAGGGAGGCCCGCAATGGGTGACGTGCGGAAGCTGATAGAGGCGGATCAACCGATAAGCATGAAAGCCATCCGAAAACTGATATTGTCTCTGCAAAACGCAAAGGCGCATCCGCTCACTGGAAACATCACACTGACACTACTGAATGATGATATTTGCACAATGCGCGCCATCCTCCGCGCGATGGAGGGGCGGGGATGACGCCGGAGCAGATCGTAATCCGCGTCCTGCTGGACATCCTCGCAGCGCGCGGCGGGATCGACCCGCAGGACCGCGATAGGCTCGTCAGCATCATGAATGCGCAGGTTGTTCCCGCAACGCATCCATGGGTTGGAGTTAGAAAGGAAGATCAGGATGAACCAAACAGAGATGAAGCACTGGGTCCAAGAGACCCGCGACCTCCTGAACATCATCGATGAGATGTCGAGGGTCATGGTGGAGAGAGACCTGCGGTTTGCCAAGGCGACCGTCGACAAAGGCATCTCCGTCAAGATCGCTGTCGAGATGAGGCGCTGATGTCGAACGGTTCTGAGCTTAAAGGACCGTCGGCACAGGCTCTGCGCGCGGCAGGATACAAACCCTGCCCGCGCTGGTGGTTAACGAGTGAGCAGCTTGACCTTGTTGAGTACATGGCCCGGCAGAACGCCGATCATGTGAATGAAATCCGCAGGCGCGCCATTGAGGTAGAGCGCGCTTGGCAATCCATAACTTCGGAGCGAACGAAATGAACTCTTTCTTCACCCCCAACGACATCGTCCAGATGACCTGCACGGTGGCGAACCTGACCAACGGAGGATCGGCCTTTGCCGTGAACGAAGACGGCGATCAGGTCTTCATCTCGCCAAAGATCATCTCCGCCACCGGCGCTGATGTCGGCGATATGCTTCTGGCTCACTGCATCGACAACCACAAGCTCGCGCCGGACAAGGACTTCGCGGCCCGCTGGCGCGCGATCCGCATCAGCATCTCCCAGAAGCTCGATCCTGCGCCCTACGCGCCCTCTGCGCTCGCTCAGGGCCACAGCAGGCCGAAGAGCGTCCTGACCCTGCTGGAGACGCGCGACAGGGCTTGGACGACGGCACAGATGGCCAGAGAGCTTGGCGTCAGCATCCCCGATGCGCAATCCGCCCTGTTCGAGCAGCACGCCGCAGGCAAGATCGCCCGGATCGACGCGACCTGTGGCGGCAAGAAGCAGGTCTGGTACGCCCGGTCCCTGAAGCTCGTCGAGGAGCTCATCGATGAAGTCGAACTGGAAGATCAGCAGTGAGGGACGGAGATCGATCATCATCGAGAAGATGAGCCAATAGGAAGGGGGGCGTCAGCCCCCCTTTTCTCTCACCCTCAGGACATATGTGTCCGGCCTGATCCTGATCGGGTCGAAAGCGTTCGAGCCCACCTCCAGATCGAGCCTGCGCTTGATCTCCTCAGGGAGGTAGCAGGCCTTCCTGCTGATCGCGCATCCCTCCGCCCCGATCTGGATGATCAGGTGGCCATCCTCCAGCTGCACGCTTGCGCTCGTGGCGTCCTCAGCGATCAGACTGGCCGGGATGGACAGGCGCGCCTGAACCGACGGCCTGTAGTACCAGATCGCGAACTGGGTCTTCCGTCGCCGGACCCTCATTTGAATTGGTCGTATCTGACCAGATACCCCCCATGGAAATCTTCGACCTCGATGCTCGTGGCCTTCTCGGACGCGAACCGGCACAGCGCATAGGGAGCCTGCGCGATCATGATCCCGGTCAGGCCGTTCTGCACGCGCACCTTGTAGTCGCCCCTCTCGGCGATCTTGAACGCCATGCCCTCCGGCACCTCAACGTACCGCACGCAAAGCCCGACCTTCACCTTCAGCCGCTCCGGAATGAACAGCGTGCCGTTCATGCCCTTCAGCTTCGGCGGGGAAATGCCGAACTTCGTCACGTCGCGCCGCTTACGGAAGTTCCGCGCGCGGATGCTTTCATGTTCCTGATCCCAAAAATCCATAGTTCCCTCTACTGGATAGTTTGTTTCAACTTACGAGATTAAGCGCCTACCGGAGAAGCGTCAACATTGGAAAAGTGGTCGGGGTGCTTAGTGCAGGATATTCAACATAGGAAATGTCATACTAAGGACATTTTGAATGTTAAGACATTGATCTATAAGGGTAAAGAGCTATCTATTATAGTACTTAGACAAGATATGATAGAGTACCCCTTTTGTCTCTTACTTTATATTCTTTAGGTAATTAATGTCTTTTAGGGGTATATATGTGTCTGGGTGTATATCTCTCTCTGGTGCAACTAAATACTAAACAGACTAAGTACTAGCGGTATTTCTCAATGAAATCATGTGCTTGAGTGCATAGTAGAGAGCTCTACTATGCACCCATGTTTTACTAAGCACCCCCCCCTTCAGTCGAACTGGGAGGCCTCGATGGCGAAGGCGGCGGCCCAGCGCTCGATCACGCCTCGATCCCCTTCGCTTTGACGGTGATGCGGTGCATGAGCACGGGCTTCTTGCAGGCCTCGATCTGGTCGTCGGTGAGGAACTGCTTCAGCGCCTTGTTGTCGATGCGGCGCTGCTCGGCGAGATCGAGCGTCAGGTCGCAGGTGATGCCGTGCAGGGTGGGCAGGCCGAGCTCCTTGATCTCGTCCTTCAGAGCCTCAAGGGCGGCGACGGCGGCGTCGGCTGCGGCCTTGGCGGCGGCGTAGCGGTCAGCGAGCGGGATGGCGGTCATCATCGACATGTCAGGTTCTCCAAGAAACAGCCAGCATCAGCACTGGTAGGAGTGTTCTACTCCGTACGAAACACAATGTCAACAAAAAAAATGTTGTTGACCCTACAAAAGTGATGTGACATCCTGAGGGGCAGTGAAAGAGAGGGAGACCCCTATGAAGTTGAACCGCAGGAACATCGAAATCCCGGCCGGGACCGTCACGCAGTACATGACGGACAGCGGTCGCATCGTGGCTGAGTTCCACACGCACACTGCGCACGCGATCTTTTGCGCCGGGATCACGACCCAGAAGAACCTGACCATCTATGACGTGGACCAGAAGATCGTGGTCTACGGAATGCTTTCGGAGGTGCTGTGATGCGCGCCCAGATCAACCTGAACGGGGACGACAAGGACACCCTGATGACCGAGCTCGCCGAGGTGGTGCGCGCCGCCGACACGCTGCGTGACAAGCTCGCCGATCTGACTGTCCATGGCCGCAACTATCCGCAGGGCGGCGAAGACTTCGACCTCGACCGCGAGGATCGCAAGCGCTTCGTGCTGCAGTGCGAGGAGGTGCGCCGCTGGGCGTTCGACGCCATGGTGAGGATGTCGTGATGGACCTGCATGAGATCAGGGATCGCGCGCTTCTGCGCGGGGATTTGGAGACCGTCCGCTGGGTCGATCAGCAGTGGGCAATCATGGCCATGAGGAGGGCTGCGAAGTGACTGACCTGACAGAGATCGAGAAGCCTCTGGGGCTTCTGTCCAACGCGGAAAGGCAGATGCTCACCTCCCTGCCTTGGAGGGATATTGAGGTCTATGGCATGTCTGGCTGGCAGACGCTCATGGGTCCGCCGATCTGGGTGGAGACCGTCACCTACCGGGCGAAGCGCATGCCGCGCCGGTACTGGCTGGTCGGGGATCGTGTGGCCTATGAGCCTGTCGAGGGCGCAATCGAGGTGATCGAGGTGACGAAATGAGGATCGAAGAGGGGAGGTTCTACCGGACGAGGACCGGGAAGATTGTGGGGCCGATGAAGAGGTTCGGGTCGCCCACAAAGTACTGCTGGAACGAAGCCGGGCATCCCGATGGCCGCTGGTCTGACGATGGCGAAGATGGATACGCGTCGAGGGCTGGGGCGACCGAGATGGACCTGATCGAGGAGTGGTCTCTTAGCCTGACGCAGATCGAAACCGCCTACGGCATCCTACTGGAAAAGCAGCCGGAGATCGCCAAGGCGCTGCGGGAGTGCGGCGGGCCGTGGGAAAGGTACACGAACAATGGCGATTGGGCCAAAATCCCCACCCCGGCATGGGAACCTTCCGGTGTTTACCGCCTCAAGCCGCAGCCGCCCAAGCCGAGGGAGTTCTGGCTGGTGCGGGAACACGCGGACAGGGCGTGGCAGGTGATGCACCGGGAGCCCAAGGCTACGATCTGGGCGGATGTCATTCCGGTGCGGGAGGTGCTGGAATGATCGATCTGTCGAAGATGAAGGACAGGCACATCGAGGCGCTGGTCAGGGTGGCGAAGACAAGGGGGCGGGCGTTCTTCGCCCACCCCAAGGCGATGATGATTTTGCGCGCCGAGCATGAAAAGAGGGCTTGCAAAGGCAACATTCATAATGTAGGGTCTAGGAATGTTGATTGGCAAGGAGGCCTGAAATGAAACTGAACCTGACCCTCTACACGAACATGTTCCAGTCCAGTGAGTTCGGCGGAACGATCAGCGCGGCAATCGTGGTCTGGGAGGGTGACACCCTGATCTCGATGCATGCGGCGGGCGAGCACTATCCTACCGATCGGTCCTTCCGCTGCGCGCTGGCCATGCACACCGTGGCGCGCGATGTGCGCGGCCTGCTGGAGAAGCTCGGCCACGAGGTGACCGCCGATGCGTACCTCGACGCCAACTCCACCCTCACGCTGGGTGATGAACTGCAGCGCCGCGTCGACATGTACGAGAAGAGCCTGCCTGTCGCCGCGCTGGTCGACGTGGCCGATCTGGAGGATGCGGAATGATCCGGACCTCCGATGAACTTATGGGCCGCATCAGTGCGGCCCTCAAGAATATGCCCGAAGGATCGCACGAGGAGCGACTGGCTTGGGCAGCTGAGAACGAGGAGGTCATGCGCCTGCGCGGCCTCATGGATGTCTACCTTGACGCCTACCAGAACCCGCCGGAGGGCGTGATCGGGGTCGGCGCGATCACCTATGCAGAGCACAAGATGCAGGAGGCGCAGCGTGTCTGAGTTTACCCTTCCGGTGCCTCACATCTACCCCGACGGGTCTGTGAGCGAGTTCGAGATCAAGAAGCGGGAAGGCTTTGACTGGCTCTCCTTCGGCGACGGCGGCGAGAGCGTCGTTATCGCGAACGCCGACCACGCGCGGCGGATCGCGCAGGCGCTGCTGGTCGCCGCATCCCTGTTGGAGAAGTGACATGAAGTACGTGATCCGCAGCATGTCGACGACCGACGCGCCGAACTGCGTCCCCTACCACTGCTTCCTCGCGTGGCCGGAGCACCGCAACTGGGCGTGGTGGACCGCGTCCGAGGCCAGCGCGATGCGGTTTGGCAGCATCGAGGAGGCCGAGGAGGAGTGGGATCGCCTGAACCTCAGCAGCCGCGAGGGCAGCAGGAGCGACATCGCGCCCCTGCATCACCCCACGCCTGTCTGGAAGGAAACCTTCCATCGGCCGAAAGTATCTACATCCTGAATGTTGACACCCTGCATCGTACGATGTAGGGTGTTTTCACGATGATCCTTAGGAGATGACCATGAACGACATGACCAACTGGCAGACCCCGACCACCGAGACCTACATGGGTCTGGAGCGGGCCTTCAACCACTTCAACGCCAAGCTGTTCGATGACCGCCTGCCGCCCGTGGTGTTCACGCTGCGCGCCGGGCGCAAGGCGCATGGCTACTTCTGGGCCGAGCAGTTCACGCACCGGCAGGATGGTGACCCGACGCACGAGATCGCGATGAACCCCGCGACCATGTCGCGCGAGCTCGTCGATGTCCTGTCGACGCTGGTGCATGAGATGACGCACCTTGAGCAGCAGGAGTACGGCAAGCCGGGCAAGAACGGCAATCACAACAAGGAGTGGGTCGGCCTGATGGAGCGGATCGGCCTGATCCCCTCGAACACCGGGCAGCCGGGCGGCAAGAAGACCGGGCGTCAGATGACCCATTACATCGACCCGAACGGGGACTTCCTGACGGCGGCGTCTGAGCTCGTCGACACCGGGTTCGATCTGCCGTTCTTCACCAAGCCCCGCGAGGGCGCGAAGGCGAAGAAGAAAGACCTGTCCAAGGTCAAGCGCACCTGCCCGTGCTGCGATGCGAATGCATGGGCGAAGCAGGGCTCCCGGCTCATCTGTGGCGACTGCGATGAGCTCATGATCGAGGAGGAGGTGTGATGAAGAAGATCATCGAGGTGGAGGTCGACAGGGAGAAGGTCGAGGTCAGTGAGGACGGCGAGAACATCACCATCTGGCAGGGCGCAGACCTCGTCATGATCTACAACGAGGAGCAGGCCAAGCTCTTCGTGGGTGCGATCAAGGCGTGCGCGTCAGAGCTTGGGTGGGAGGTATGACCCTCCCGGCGCATATCGAGGAAGAACTCCGCAGGCTGGGGGTGGTGGTCACGCTGCCACCCCCGCCGCCACCGCCGGTGCAGTTCAAGGGATATTGGTATCCCAGCGGTGACATTCCGTTCTGAAGGGGCTATCTTTCAGGCATCAACATGAGAGGCTTGCCATGGCTGGACGCCCGACACTCCGAACTGAAGAACTGGAAGACGAAATCCTCGGCCGGATCATCTCAGGCGAAAGCCTGAACATGATCTGCAAGGAAGAAAGCAAGCCCAACATCACCACAGTGTTGAGGTGGTTGGCGAAGGACGACGACTTTGCCGCAAGGTACGCGCGCGCACGCGAGATGCAGGCCGAAAACCTTGCGGATCAGATGCTTGAGATCGCCGACGACGGCACGAACGACTGGATGGCGAAGAAGGATCGCGAAGGAAACAACGTCGGCTGGCAGCTGAACGGAGAGGCCGTCGCGCGGTCGAAGCTCCGGTTGGAGCAGCGCCGCTGGTACGCAGAGAAACTGAGGCCCAAGGTGTACGGGTCGAAAGTTGCCGTGGGCGGGGCATCGGACCTGCCGCCCATCAAGACCACGACGCAGCTGGACGTCTCCAACCTCACGCTTGAGGAACTGGACGTTCTGGCTGCTGCGTTGCAGAAAGCAATCACCAAGGATGAATGATCATGACCATGACCTACGTTTTCCCAGACCTGCACGGCAGGCTGGATCACCTCGTCGCCGCACTGAGCGCGTGCGGGCAGGACGGTATCGGTGACGACGACACCATCGTGTTCCTCGGCGACTACATCGACCGGGGGCCGGACAGCGCGCAGCTGGTGAAGCACCTGCGTGAGTTCGCGGACGGCCGCGACCGCGTGATCTGCCTGTCGGGCAACCACGAGTACATGATGCTCTGGGCGATAGTCGACGGCGATGCCGCCATGCAGGGCTGGCTGGTGAACGGCGGCGTGCAAACCGTGCAAAGCTACACCGACGGCCTCGGAGAGATCGATGAAGCCGCGATGCGCAGCGACATCGAGTGGTTCGCGAGCCTGCCGATCACTCACGTCGACAACCATCGCGTCTACGTCCATGCAGGACTGGAGGGCGATGCGCCCCTCGATGAGCAGGCGCTGAAGTACACCCACTGGAAGCGCTACGAGACGCTGGACGGCTCAAGCTGGAGCGGTCACCACGTCGTTCACGGACACAGCCCGGATCGCGATGGTCCGAAGACCGTCGGCAACCGCACGGCGATGGATGTGGGCGCGGTCTGGTCTGGACGCTACGTCGTGGGCGTGTTCGATGACGACGTCGCCGGCGGCCCGGTTCGGGTGATCGAGGTCCATGGGTAAGATCGACCTCCCCATCGCGGTTGACCCTGACGTCCTGCTGAGGGTCATCGAGAAGAGGAAGTGCGAGCTCTCTCTGGCCGAGTTCGTGCGCCATGCGTGGCGCGTCATCGAGCCCGGCCAGCCCTACGTCCATGGCTGGCACATCGACTTCATCTGCGCGCACCTTGAAGCGATCACCGACGAGGTGGTGCTCGAAAACGACGAGCTCTACAACCGCCTGCTGGTCAACGTGCCGCCCGGCACGATGAAGTCGCTCCTGATCGGGGTGTTCTGGCCCGCATGGGAGTGGGGGCCGCGCAACATGCCCCATATGCGCTATGTCTGCGCCGCCCACAGCCAAGACCTCGCGATCCGCGACGGCCTGCGCATGCGCCGCCTCGTCACCTCGGACTGGTATCAGGCGCACTGGGGCGACCGGGTGAAGCTCACCGGGGACCAGAACCAGAAGACCAAGTTCGAGAACACGGCGACCGGCTTCAGGCAGGCCACGGCCGCCGGGTCGATCACCGGCGCGCGGGGCGACCGCGTGATCATCGACGACCCCCACAGCGTCGACGGCGCGAACAGCGATCAGCAGCGCCAGTCGACGCTGACGTGGTTCCTTGAAGCCGTCCCGACCCGCGTCAACAACCCGGATCGATCCGCCATCGTGGTGGTGATGCAGCGCCTGCACGAGGAGGACGTCTCCGGCGTCATCCTGTCGCGCGGTCTGGGCTACGACCACATCATGCTGCCCATGCGGTATGATCCGACGCGCGCCTACGCCACCAAGCTGGGGTACGCCGACCCGCGCGAGGAGGAAGGCGAGCTCCTGTTCCCCGACCGCTTCCCACTGTCCGTCGTCGAGCGGGACGAGAAGGCTATGGGGCCATATGCGACCGCCGGGCAGTTCCAGCAGCAGCCGGAGCCTCGCGGGGGCGGGATCATCAAGGATTACTGGTGGCAACTCTGGGACAGGCGCGAGTACCCGCCGCTTGAGTTCATCGTCGCCAGCCTCGATACCGCTTACACGCAGAAGGCGGAAAACGACTTCAGTGCCATGACGGTCTGGGGCATCTTCTCCGGATCGAGCGACGGCGAGGCGACCCGCAGCGTCGACCGGTACGGGCGCACGATAGAGTTCAGGACCAGCTACCAGTCAGAAAGCCTCGGCCCGGTGCCGAAGGTCATGCTGATGTACGCATGGCAGGCCAAGATGGAGCTCCACGAGCTCGCCGAGAAGGTCGCGTCCACCTGCAGCCGCATGCGGGTCGACCGCCTGCTGATCGAGAACAAGGCAGCGGGTCACAGCGTGGCGCAGGAGATCAGGCGTCTTTTCGGGGGCTCGGACTTTGCCGTCCAGATGTACGACCCGAAGACGCTGGACAAGACCGCGCGCCTCTACTCCGTGCAACACATCTTCGCCGAAGGCATGGTGCATGCGCCGGACAAGGACTGGGCCGAGCAGGTGATCCGCCAGTGCTCCGTCTTCCCGAAGGGAAAGAACGATGATCTTGTGGATACAGTGTCAATGTCCTTGAACCACCTTCGTCAATGTGGCATGCTCACTCGTGCGTCGGAGCGTCTTCTGGAGCTCGAACAGGCCCAGCGCTTTGAGGGAAATGGCGGCGATGTGCCGCTGTACAACGCATGAGGGAACGATGAAGAGGGTGCTTTGCGATGCGGTCGTCGACCGGCTGGACATCGGTGGCTTTCAGGTCACCGTCGAAGGCCGTGGCGATCACGCCGGGACGGTCAGGGTCTACACGATCAAGACCATCACGGAGGACGCCGCCGCGCGCGATGGCATTCGTCGTTTCGTCGATGAAATGGAGGGTGAACTATGACCAAAGACGTCTGGATGCTTGAGGTGGTCTTGAACGGACTGAAAATCGGCAGCGCTCAGCGGCTTGTCTTCACGTCGCAGCGCCGCATGAATGCCGCGTATCGCAAGGTCGTGAAGGCCATGGCCGACTACGAGGCGCGCGCGAACGACCGTCCCGATCTGATCGAGATCAAGTCCGATGACGACGGCGTGCTGACCTGCAAGCCGCGCGACATCATATCCTGCCGGAGCGTGAACGTGGCCAAGTTCGAGGCCATGAACGAAACGTCCCCCAAGGCGGAGGCGGCAAAATGACCACCTTCATCATTGGATCGAGCAAGCTGGCATTCACCGCCGGTATCTGCGCATGCGATGAGGCCGGGGAGGGCATGCCGTTCATGGCCTTCGCGCCGACGGACGTCGTCGAGCGTGAGCTCAAGCCGTCCGAGAGCGTCATGAGCCTCAAGGGCGAAGAGGATGTCATGAAGCTGCGCGACATCTTCGACAAGCACGGCACCGTGATCTTCTTCGACAACTACCTGTCGTTCGACAACATGATGACCATGCTGGCATCATGCGTCGAAAGGGCCGCCATGAGCGAGTGGATCAATCGCATGCCGAAGAGGGAGGCCGTCCAGTGATCGTCAACGGGGAGTTGCTTCTAGCAAAGGCACCAATCGTTGGCATGCTGCGCGAGAAGGTGCGGCACAATGGCGTCAGTCACGGCCTGACTGAGGCCGGTTACGACATCCGGATCAAGCAGGCCGTCGACTTTCGTGTCAGCCAAGACCCGATGATCGGGAGCAGGGTGACCGTCGACGGAAGTCACGTCGGCCAGCGGTTTTGCATCGCGTCGACCGTCGAAGAGTTCATCATGCCGCACGATCTGGTCGGCGTGGTGCATGACAAGTCGACGTGGGCGCGGCGCGGCCTGTCGGTGTTCAACACCGTGATCGAGCCCGGCTGGAGAGGGTTCCTGACCCTCGAACTGGTCTACCATGGCCATCGGCCCCTTTACATCCCTGCGGGAACCGGGATCGCGCAGGTGCTTTTCCACCGGACGGAGCTTTATGCTTCGTACGATGGGAAGTACCAGTACCAGCCCGACATGCCGGTGGAGGCGAAAGATGGCTGACAAGCCCGAAGGGCCGATCTGGATCGACATGGCGCAGGATATGTTCGACAACCTGACCATGCGGGAGCTTCTGCACGTCGCCAACCTTGCGCTGAACCGCCTGACCTTTCGCGACATCGGTGAAATCTTTGGCGAGATCGGCAAGACGCCGCGCCTTGAAATGAAGGAGAAAGACGATGGTTGAGGTGATCTCCGCGATCCTGATCATCTGCGTGATATGGTGGCTGAATTGAGCATTTTTGGCTATCAGGAGGAGAGCGCGGTTGTTGACCACTATGCGCAACTGCGCCGCGTTCTCGAACAGGCGCTGGATCAGGCGAGAAGCGGCAAGGGCGCGGAGAGGCACGCGCGCGGGCAACCGTTCGAGCGTCAACCGATGATGGAGATCAGCCGGATGATCGGTGGCCCGGCTGGTTGCCTGTACCAAGTCATGAAGAAGACGCAGGAGGCCAGCCGCATGGATACCGATGCGGCAAAGCGCGAAATCTTGGGGGCCATCAACTACCTCGCTGGGGCTTACCTGCTGCTGGAAGAGCGGGAGCAGAACTGATAGGATCGCTCCCAGCTTGACCCACAAGGGAATGACCGATGCCCCTCGTACCCGGCCTGAACCCCGCCGTCCGACTTGAGGATGATCCTGAAAACGCCGCCATCAGCCCGCTGGACGTGACGGTCGAAGACGCCGGTGATGAGCCTGACATCCCTGAGTTCGATCAGGACGGCGCGGTGCTCCGCATCGACCATGGGGATGGGTCCATCACCGTCAGCCTAGACGGAAAGCCGATCTCGGAAGCCGAAGAGGAGGGCGATAAGGGCTGGTTCGCCAACCTCGTCGACGAGATCGATGACGATGAGCTTGGCCGGATCGCGGATGATCTCCTCCGTGGCGTCGACGATGACCTGATGTCGCGCAAGGAGTGGATCGAGGACCGTGCGCAGGGCGTGAAACTTCTGGGCCTGAAGATCGAAGCCCCCGGCCTGACCGGATCGGCCGACGGCGCGCCCGTGGAGGGGATGTCCAAGGTTCGCCACCCTCTGCTTCAGGAGGCGGTCCTGCGCTTCCAAGCGAACGCCCGGTCGGAAATGCTGCCGACAGACGGGCCGGTCAAGATCAGGGACGACGGCTTCGGCGCGACGTTCGACAAGGATCAGCTTGCGGATGGGTTCGAGAAGGACTTCAACCACTATCTGACCTCGACCGCGACGGAGTACTACCCCGACACTGACCGCATGTTCCTGATGCTCGGTTTCGGTGGATCGGCCTTCAAGAAGGTCTACTTCTGCCCCCTGCGGAACCGGCCGGTGTCCGAGAGCGTCGATGCCGAAGACCTGATCGTCAACAACTCCGCGACCGATCTGCGGAACGCCAAGCGCGTCACGCATCGTGTCTACATGAAGCCGTCGACCGTGAAGCGCCTGCAAATCCTCGGCGTCTATCGCGACGTCGAACTGGCAACTCCGCACGCTCCGTCACCGGACAGCGTGCAGGAGGCCAAGGCCGCCCAGCAGGGCGTTTCGACCCAGTCCATGAACCCCGATGATCGGGATCGCGAGCTCTACGAGGTCTACTGCGAACTGGACGTGAAGGGGTTCGAGCACAAGCACAAGGGCAAGCCGTCCGGCCTCGAAATCCCCTACCGGGTCACCATCGACGTCTCGTCCCGCGAAATCTTGAGCATCGTACGGAACTACGACGAGGAGACGAAGGAGCTTCCGGAGGCGCGCACGACCTTCGTCAAGTACACCTTCGTGCCGGGCTTCGGCTTCTACGACATCGGCCTGCTGCACATCCTCGGCAACACCACGAACGCCGTCACGGCCGCGTGGCGGGAGCTTCTGGACGCGGGGATGTACGCCAACTTCCCCGGCTTCCTGATCAGCGACAGCGGGTCGCGGCAGAACACCAACGTGTTCCGCATCCCGCCCGGCGGCGCGTCTCAGGTGAAGACCGGAGGCTTGCCGATCAATCAGGCGGTCATGCCGCTTCCCTACAAGGAGCCGTCGCAGGCTCTCATGGCGCTGACCGAGAACATCGCGGCCACGGGCATGCGCGTGGGCGGTACGTCCGAGCTTCAGGTGGGCGAGGGCAGGCCCGACGCGCCGGTCGGCACCACACTGGCCATGATCGAGCAGGCCACGAAAATCCTGAACAGCGTCCACAAGCGGATGCACGCGGCGCAGGCCGAGGAGTTCCGGCTGCTGCGCGAGTGCTTCAAGGAGCACCCGGAGAGCTTCTGGGAGCGGAACCGTCGCCCGACGGTGCAGTGGAACCCCGATCTGCTGATGCGCGCGCTGGAGGATGTCGAGCTCGTCCCGCAGGCCGACCCGAACACGTCCAGCCACGCGCAGCGCGTGATGAAGATCATGGCCCTGAAACAGCTGCAGGCTGCAAACCCCGGACTGTACGATGAGGTCGCCATCGACACGGCGGCGCTGCGCGCCATCGGCTGGTCCAACCCGGAGCAGTTCTTCAAGCCGGAGGCCGCGCGCAACCAGCCGCCGCCGGAGATGCTGAAGGGCATCGAGGAGATCAAGATCGCCCATCAGGAGGCTGATGCGAAGACCATGACGGCGCAGGCCGCCATGCTCAAGGCGCAGCAGCCGAACGCCCCGGCCGCCGGGCCGCAGGGTCCGCAAGGTCCGCACCCCGTCGAACTGCAGGCCAAGCTGCTGTCCGAGCAGAACAAGGCCAAGCAGCTGGACATGTCCTTCCAGCGGGACCAGATGAACGACCAGAACCGCGATCTGGACCGGGAGAAAGACCTCCGACTGGAGCAGATGCGGATGGATCGGGACCAGATGAACGACGCGGTCAGGATGCAGCATGAGATGGACATGCAGGATCGTGACCATCATTCTGACATCGTGAAGCTGGCCATGCAGGTTCAGGCTCAGAAGAAGCGTGAAGGGGCGAAGTGATGGACGAAAAAGCGATCCGGGCCGCGAAGCTCACGCTGGGCGGAATGCTCGAAAAGCGGCGAGCCTCTGAGGCCAAGGATCGCGCGGGCGGCCAGATCGCCCCGTCCAAGTACCTGCCCAACGTCCCCCGTCAGGCGCATGCCTACGGCGGCTACGTCCCGCAGGCTGGCCTGCCGACCCCACGACTGGCGGTGGCTCAGCCCCTCTCGGCACCGTCCGCTCCCAGCGCCGCCCAGACGCTCGCGGCAATCGCGTCACTGGGCGAGACCGCCCAAGGTCTCTTCGGCGATAAGGAGGCCAAGCCTGCAGCCGATCCGAGCGCGGGTCACCACGCTGGCGACGGTCACGATCACGGATCGCCCAGCGCCGACCGTGGCGGCATGTCCGAGGCGGCGCTCTCCGCGTGGGGGAGGCTGACCGACGCCTATGGCCAGCCCCTGACGGTCACCTCGGCCTACCGCGATCCCAAGCGGAACGAGCAGGTCGGCGGCGCGAACAACAGCCAGCACATGCACGGCAACGCTTACGACGTCGACGTGTCGCATTTGTCTTATGAGGACCGCATCGCCCTCGCCGATCAGGCTTGGGCGGCGGGCTTCCGTGGCATCGGCTTCTACGACAATTCCATGCACTTCGACGTCGCCGACCCGCGCGCGTGGGGGCCGTCGTACAGCAGTGACAGCATCCCTGACTGGGCCGCCGACTGGACGGCTCAGCGCTATGGGTACGCCGACGGCGGCGAGGTGACCGATCTGGGGCAGGTCCGGCAACAGAAACAGCTGGAGGGCTTTCACGGCAGCCTGATGGGTGACATCGAGCAGCGTGTGAGCCACGCCATGGAGGCGCACCAGAAGGCCGTCGATGCTGGCGTGTTCGATGGGTATGAGCTTGGCGACGTCCTGCAGGGCAGTGCGCACCCCATGCGGATCACCGGCAGGTTCATGCGACTGTGGAAGCCCACGCCCATGACCCTGCAGGGCTTCGACCGGATGGGTGCCAAGCCCACCATCATCGAGCACGAGGGCAAGCAATACATTCCGATGCTGAGATACGAGACCGGCGTCGAAGATCAGGACGGCTTTCAGCGCGGCGATGCGTACCTCGATGGCATCAAGGCCGCTGGCTACCAGAAGATGGGTGGCCTGCGCGCCGTGAAGGCTGACGGCGGATCGGTGGGGATCGGCGGCATCGAGGCGTACCACGGCAGCCCCCATGACTTCGACCGGTTCGACATCGGCAGGATCGGCACCGGAGAGGGCGCGGCCGCTTTCGGTCACGGCCTGTACTTCGCTGGCGACGAGAACATCGCGCGGTACTATCGAGACCGGATCAACCTGAACCAGAACAAGTTCGACATCGTGGATCGCCAGACCGGCAAGCCGATCCCTGAGGACGCGCCCGGATACCCCAAGGTCAAGGACTTCATGAACGCATATGCCTACGACCTGAAGGCGGGCGACATCGCCCACAAGAAGGGGTGGTGGGCTGCGCAAATTCCGCACACTGAGCGCCAGATGAAGGAGTATCAGGACTACGCCGCCTCGACCGGAAATCCTGACATGTTCAAGGACGAGATCGAGCAGATGAGGGCCGACCTTGCCCATTATAAGGCCGCGCCCGCTCTGGTGGACCGCGTCAAGGCGGTCCCGCGTGGCCACATGTACAAGGTCAATCTGGGCGTCGGTGAGCACGAACTGCTGGACTGGGACAAGAAGCTGGGAGAACAGCACCCAGAGGTTCAGAGGAAGCTGCGCGACGTCCTGAAGCCGACCGACGATGCAGACTGGGCGAACTGGCTGAACTCCGGTGTCCCGCGCACCTATCGCGTCATGGGCTGGCCTGATGCGGCATCCAAGGAACTGTACGAGGCTGGCATCAAGGGTATCCGCTACCTCGATGCAAATTCTCGCGGCTCCGGAAGAAACAGCTATAACTACGTCATGTTCCACCACGATCCGGTGTCGGTTGTGAAGAAATACGCCTACGGCGGATCGGTCGATGGCGGCGCTGTCCCGCAGAAGACCGTGAAGGCTTACAAGCTGTTCCGCACCAAGGGTGACGGCAATCTGTACCCGCTGTTCGTCAACGCCGACAAACCTGTCCCCATTGGAGAGTGGCTTGAGGCCGAAGAGGGGCCGCAAGGCAAGGCGCAGGGCAAGGTCAAGTCCAAGCTCGGCGATCTCGCATACCGCCCCGGCTGGCACGCTGGCGATTTGCCCGTCGCAACCCATATCGGTGGCAAGTCCGACCCCAGCCTGAAGAAGCCCGACTACCGGCCGGACAACCACGTCTGGGCCGAGGTCGAGATGGCGGCTGACAAGGACTGGCAGTCGGTGGCTGACAGACGTGGCAAAGGCGCAAAGGCCCACATCACCGACCAAGTGCCGCTGGGTGGGTTCTATCGGTACAAGACCAACCCGAACATGACCGGGAACTGGCTGATTGGGGGCAACATGAAGGTCAACCGCGTGCTGTCCGACGATGAGGTCAAAGCCATCAACGACGCCGCCGGCACGGCCGACCTGCCGCGCCTGCCGCGCGGCGCGTTTGCAGCTGGCGGCGCGGCCATGTTCGAGGGCATCCACGAAGACCTGCAGGACGAACAGGGCAACCCACTGGAACTCTGGCACGGCACGCCGGAGCCGCATGAGTTCGAGGCGTTCGACGACAAGAAGCTGGGCTCAGCGCGAGATTACGGCTTCTACGGGCGCGGCCACTACCTGACGCCGGACGCCGAAGCCGCATCGGAGTACGCTGGCTCCCACTCGGAAGAGGGTACCTTGATGGGTCCGCTGCATGCCGCCCTGAAGAACCCGTACATCTGGGACACGTCCAGCGAAAACGCTGCGCACCGCACCCTCAGAGACCTGCAATCCATGGGGGTCATGAAGGGCCAGTCGAAGCTGGAAAGCTGGGACAACCTGCAGCGCCACCATATCGATCCGTTCATGCAGGAGATGCGTCGGCGCGGTCACGACGGTGTCGTCGTTCGTACGCAGGACTATGGCGGCGACCGACCGCACCGCGTGTCCGAGGTGGTGGTGTTCAAGCCCACGGCGATCAAGCACGCCGAGGCGGAGGTCTTCGACCCGACAGACCCGCGCATCCGCCGGTCGACGGGTGGTGCGGCGTACGATGCGGCTATGGCGGCGATCCGGAGGAACAAATGAACCCGAAGACTGGTCTCTATTCCAAGGCGGCCGAGATCATCCGGTCCCTGCCGCAGGAGCGCGGCACTGCCGAGCAGATGATCGCGGCAGCGAGAAAGATGGGCGTCAAGGACACCGAGCTCCAGAACGCCGGAGTTCTGCCGACCGGGAAGACCACGAGGGAGGAGCTTGCAGCGTTCTTTGACAGCAAGGTTCCGAAGGTCAGGGTTGACCAGTACGGCGAGAACCCAAGCTACCTGTCGCGAGACGAGAGCCAACGTCGCATCGCCCTGCAGAACCGGGTCTACAAAAACGACCCCCTATCCGATGAGGAGAAGGGCGACCTGAAGCGGCTGACGTATCGGTCCACATCCAGCCCCAGCGTCATCGAGGATGCTGAATATGAGGCTCCGGCCGCGACCCGGTTTGAGAACTACCAGACGCGCGGCGGTGACAATTACCGCGAGCGCCTGCTGAAGTACGAGCGGCCTCCCCACCCGGCGCTGGCGGTCGACAGGCAGATCAAGTCCCTGATGCGCCAGATCGACTATGAGAGCCCGATCTACGGCAACGACCCGTCTCACCCAAAAATGCAGGAGCACTACCAGAAGCTGTCCGACCTGCAGAACCAGATGGACAAGATCGTCGAGCAGCACGGGCCGCCCGCCGGATCGGGTCGCAGGTACCAGTCCTCTCACTGGGACGAGCACCCGGATGTCCTCGCCCACATCCGCCTGAAGGATCGCGTTGTTGGACCGGCGAGCAGCTGGGAAAGCGCGAAGGAATGGGTTGTGCCGGTGGTCCAGAAGATCGCCGAACACATGGGTGCAGCCTCGGCCGAGCTTGGCTCCGGTGCTGCATCGTACGCTGTCAAGAACGGCCTGATCAGCCCAGAAGAGGCCGCTACGCTCAGCAAGATCAAGGGCTGGCGAAACGAGTACAGCGACAAGCCCGGCCTCGAAAAGCGCCTCCTGCACGTCGAGGAGGTCCAGTCCGACTGGGCGCAGGAGGGCCGCGACAAGGGGTTCAACACGGGCCAGAAGACACAGGAGTACCGCGACTACATCCAAGGGCTGAAACAGCGGTACCGGCAGAAGCTCAGCTGGATGGGTGACGACGCCGCTATCGACAAGCGCATGGACGACACCCTTTTGTCGGAAATGGCAATCTCGCTCGGAGAGAACGAGAAGCGACTGGAGCTCTCCCGCGCGCAGAACAACGAGATGACCGCGCCGCCGACCGGCCCGTACGTCCAGAACACGCAGCACTGGACCGATCTGGCCCTGAAGAACGTCCTGCGCGAGGCAGCGCTGGGCAACTATGACGGGATCGTCTTCACCCCCGGTCAGGCGCAGGCTGACCGGTATGGCCTGGAGAAGCAGGTGGATAGCATCTCGTACCACCCAGCGTCACGCAAGCTCACAGCCTTCAAGGACAACAAGCCAATCATCGCCAAGCCGGACGTCAGCCCGGAGGATGTTCGCGGCCTGATCGGGAAAGACCTGTCCGAACGCCTTCTGCACCCGGACAACGCCACCGATCTGGGCGGCGGCGACATGTTCCACAGCCTGACAGGTGACGACCTGAAGATGGGCGGCGAGGGCATGAAGGGCTATTACGACAACATTCTGCCCAAAAGCGTCATGCGACTGGCGCAGCAGCACGATCCCAGCGTCAAGCCGGGCGAGCCCGTCGACATTGGTGAGGGGTATCAGGGCTTCCACCTGCCGATGACGGACCAACTGAAGCAAAGCATCACCGACAAGGGCTTTCCCGCCTTCAAGCGGGGCGGTCGTGTCGGCTATGCACAAGGAGGAACCCCAGATGACCAAAATGCCGGAGCATATCTTGCAGCACCAGCCGCGCAGGGAGCAATTCCAGACGCAGGACGAGTACGAGGAGGCTCTGGCCTTCTTCAAACACAGGACGAGGCACCTCTTGAAGGTCTCCCAGCGTCCGCCCGCATCCCGCTCACAGGGCAAGTGATCCAAGCTGGTCCTGACCCACGCATCCGCGCTGTGGCCCGGTCCTACATGGCCAGCGCAGGCATGCCTTACAATCCGCCGACCAAGTACGCAAAGGTCGATCCGGCGCGGGCAAAGCGCATTGCTGCAGCCTACGACGAGATGGAGGATAACCCTGAACACCCGCTGACGCGCGCCTCGTATGCCGAAATGATCAAGGAGACGTTGGCGCAATACGAGGCGGCAAAAGCGGCTGGCTTCAAGGCGGAGTTCTGGCACCCCCGGAAGCAAAAAGACCCGTACGAAGCATCTCCTAGACTTGCTGTAGAAGATGTTCGCAACAATAACCATATGTGGGTCTATCCTACCTATGCGGGATATGGCAGCGGCGACCCAATCTCGGAAGAAGATGCCCGGCGCAATCCGATGCTGCAGCTGACGGGAGAGAATTGGAACGGCATCCCGGTGACCGTTAACGACATATTCCGTGCTGTTCACGACTATTTCGGGCATGCAAAGGAGGGTGTCGGCTTCCGCCACGATGGAGAGGAAAACGCATGGCGGTCACACGCCTCCATGTACTCCCCGCTGGCCCGGATGGCCATGACCAGCGAGACCCGTGGCCAAAACAGCTGGCTTAATTTCGGCCCGCATGGTGAGAAAAACCGCACCGCCCGCACCGAAGACACGGAGTTTGCCCCTCAAAAGGTCGGCATCCTGCCCCACTGGGTCCACCATGAGGGTGCGGAAGACTTCATGCTGCCAAACGACATTTCCGGCATGCTGGATGCTAGAGCCAAGCACAGTGTCGACATCGACAAAGCGCTGTCTCTTACGCGCCGCTTCACCGGCGGCTGGTGACCTGATATGCTCCGCCGCACCGAGTGAAAGGGGATAGGCATGGCCGACACCGTCAAGAAGGCTCTCGATCTGGTTTCGGGATACCAAGACCCGGCCCACCCGAAGATGAAGGGGTGGGACTGGCGTCCCCTCGATCAGGTGCGGGATGACCTCGGCGGCCTTCCGGAAATCCCCAGTCACGTCGAAAAGTTCGGCTCGTTCATGGATGAGACCGCGCGCCGGGCTGCAACCACCGGCCTGACGCCGCGCGACCTGATCAAGGCATATGTGATCACGCGCGCGTCCATTCAGCGCCGGGCGCAGACCGCCGACAGGGTGCGATCCGCTGGACTGCAGCTTCCTCCGGGCGCGCAGGGCATGATCCGGCCGGAAGGCGCGATGGGAGAGTGGCTCCACAGCCCGATGGGGCAGCGATACCTCGATCAGGCGGAGCGCGGGAAGGTCGACGAGGAGGCTGTGGCGCACGCGCAGAGCGTGATGAAGCCGTTCGGCCTGAACGCAGAGACCGACGCGCTGCCGTGGGCGGTCATGCACCTCGGCCCGCGACACAAAGAGGTCTCCGACATGGTCGGAAGAGCCCTGACCGGACGCTCCAGCCCGGAAGAGTGGCGAAATTTTGCGAAAGACCTGCGCGGGATCGGCACCGCGAAGGCCGGTTTTGTCGCATCCATGCTCGGCCGGGGCGATCAGCCCACTCTGGACGCCCGTCAGGTGATCCTTCAGACTGGAAGGCCGACCGCAGACGCCAAAAGTCCGATGAAAAGGGCCGGTTTTGCCGCCGTGGACCGTCTTGCGGCCCGTCAGGCGGCCCTGAACCCCAAAATGGACCCCGATCTGGAGCCCTTCCGGCAGCACCTGACCCACCACGCGATCTGGGACAAGGCCGGGGACGAGGTTACGACCCATGACGACGTGGTCAGTGCCATGCGGCATGCCAAGGACGGCGGCCGGATCGGCTATGCGGACGGCGGATCGGTCGGCGAGCACCCTCTGGCCCGTCTTCTCTCACAGTTGGGCCTGCCGAACGCCGACATCGAGCATCCTGAGGTGCAGAAGGCGGTGGAGCGCATCAACTCTCCCCTTTCCGACGACCCTGAGAGGGTCCAGAAGGCGCTGAAGATCGCTTCGTCCCTCAAGACCAAGGTCGCGGGCGAGACCGGAACCGGAAGCTACTACAACGTGAAGCAGCCTGTGGCCCCGGTCGACGTGAAATCCCAAATTGAGGACATCCCCGGCGTCAAGCCGCTTGAGCGCAACCCGATGGACTGGGAGCAGGTCTACCAGAAGATCAAGGGTGGCACCTTGATCAACGTCGGCGGGGACCGGTCCAACCTTGGACGCTTGACCCACGTCAATGGGAAGAAGCTGAACTGGCCGGTCGACCTGCACGCTGGTCCCAAGTACATGCTGGAGCCGAACCCCGGCGCGGTATGGGCGAACAGCGCGGCGCACACGACAGCCTTCAACAAGAAGATCAAGGAAGCCGCCAAGAAAGGCCCGGTCTACGGCATCTACAGCCCCATGGGGCCGCAGGCCGTGGATAGCTCGCACAACATGTTCGACGCGGTCATGGCACAGATCGACAAGGGGTCAATCTCGAAAGAGGATGCCCGCGACTTCGATGACGCCCTGCGCACCGGCCTGCACATGGAGAAGAAGGATCGCGCGAACGGCGCGGTCGCCATGGAGAAGTGGCCGGGCATCCTGAACCCAAAGGAGGCTTCCGAGTTCGCCAAGAGCCTGCCGGGCAAGCACCGCGCGGGCGTCGTCAACATGATGGACAAGAGCTACTGGCGCGACCGTGGTTTCCCGCATGTCGGCATGACCCGCGTGGCGATCACCGATCCGGACGTCCGAGATGTTCCGGGCAACATGCTGGGTCACCGCATCGTTGAGTTCGACCCTGACGCACACCGGGCAGAGGAGAGAGCATTCAGGCACTCCACCTACACCGACGCCTCCGCCGGAAAGTACGTTGCTGACGTGCCTCTCCTGCAGCGTCAGTACGTCATGCCTGACGTGACGGCGAGGCTGCTGCAGAAGCCCACGAAGGCCAGAGAGGTCGTTCACCCCTATTCCGAGGACGCCCTCGGCCGGTCAACTGCGCGCAAGATGTTCGAGGAGCAAAAGCAGGCACAGCCGGTCGACGAGCGCTGGATCGAGAGCGTCGGTCGCGGCGCTGAGCGCCAGAAGCGCTATGGCTTCATGGATGGCGGCGCGGTCGTCGCGCAACCCACCGATGCCCAGAAGAAGGCTGGCAACTACCGCAAGCACCATGTGAGCTTTCAGGGTCTCCCGGTGACCATCGAGACCGCGAAGGGGCAGACCCGATCTGGCGTGGACGACAAGGGCCAGAAATGGTCGGTCAGGCTGCCGTACGACTATGGCTACATCAAGCGCACAGAGGGCGCGGACGGAGACCACGTCGACGTCTGCATCGGGCCGGATCACGAGAGCGACCACGTCTTCATCATCGACCAGCACGATCATCGTACGGGACAGTTCGACGAGCACAAAGTCATGCTGGGATACCGCACCCGCGAGGATGCCACCCGCGCCTATCAGTCCGGCTTCTCGGACGGCAAAGGTCCGGATCGGCAGCGCGCGGTGGCCCGCATGTCGATGAAGGAGTTCAAGCACTGGTTGAAGACGTGTGACACCACGAAGCCCGTACGCGGGCAGGGTCACATCGACCGTGCAATGGCCCTGACTTCGCGCTATAGTGCCAACCACGACCGGGACGCCGGGTAACCCTCCGAGGAGATCGAAATGGACGCCAAAAGCCTGCGCGAGGCCATGAAGAGCAAGGCAAAGCGCCTTGCTGGTGCCTCGTCCGAGAAAGTCGACAGCTCTGACTTCACCCCCGCCGAGAGCTTGAACACCGAGGTCAAGACCGGCATGCGCCCGATCTCGCGCCGGGCATTCAAGACTGGCGGCAAGGTCGAGGGCGAGGACAATGCGCCGCGCGCCGACCGCAAGCCCCGCATGAATGGCGGCAAGATCGGGCTGGCCAACACGGACCAGAAGGCGGCGAACGAAGAGCGCGACGGAAAGAAGCACGTCGGCGGCTTCAAAAAGGGCGGCGTCCCCCACAAGGCTGCTGGCGGCATGACCTCGTCTCCGCGCCCGATGAAGCGCCCGGACGATCTGATGGCGCAGGAAAAGCTGGACAGCGCCGCGCGCACCACCGAGAGCCCGTCGTCTCAGGTCCGCAGGCCGCTTTCCCGGCCCTCCGATGAGGAGATGAAGGCCCAGCAGATGCTGAACAGCGCGGCGCGCTCCGGCGATGGTTACAAGAAGGGTGGCCGCACCGCCAAGAAGGTCGGTGGCGCGACCGGCGGCTCCGACAGCGCGCCCGTCTCCACCGCCGGAAACGACACGGGCGGCCGCGAGGCCAAGAAGCGTGGCGGCGAGGTCGAGAAGCACGAGAAGGGCTGCGTCTGCAAGGCATGCGGCGGCGGCGTCAGTGACCGCATGGCGCGCAAGAGCGGTGGCCGCACCGGGAAGGGCAAGACCAACATCAACATCATCATCTCGCCCCACCACGATGGCGACATGGGCAACATGGGCAAGATGGGCGGCGGCCAGCCGCCGGCACCGCCCGCGATGATGCCGAAGCCCCCGATGCCTGCGCCCGCCGCGCCTGCACCGATGCCGCACCCCGGTGCGCTACCGCCCGGCCTCGGCGCGGCACTGGCTGGCGCGGCCGGGGCTCCGATGCCCGGACCCGGCCCGATGCCTCCGCATCCCGGCGGCGCGCCCATGCCCCCCATGCCCATGGCGCGCAAGAGCGGCGGCAAGGTCTACCCGAAGATGCATTTTGGTGCGGGATCGGGTGAAGGACGCCTTGAAAAGAAAGAGAAGTACGGCAAGAATGCAGAGGCCTGACGTACCTCCCTCGTAATCAGGCAAGCGGCCCCCGGAAACCCTCCCTCATCCGGGGGCCGCACCCAAAGATGATGATGATCGATCAGGATGACACATGTTCACAACGAACGACGCCTTTCGCGTTGAGCTCACGAAGCTCATCAACGAGAGGAGAAAAACTCTCATCGAAAATGTTGTCTCCGGACTTGCGATCCAGTCCCACGATCAATACCGTGAGCACGTCGGCCGCATTTCAGCCCTGAACGAGGTTCTTGAGCTCATGGATGAGGCCGAAACCAACATGATGAAGAGGTGATGAAGCTATGCCACACATGATGATGTCGCACGAGGAAGACCCCCGGAAGAAGCTGCTTGACGAGTTGGGGGACATCACCGGCGTTGAGCTCTTCCACAATCAGGTGCTGCTGGCGGTCTACATCCGCCCCCAGAAGACGCGTTCCGGCCTCTACCTGACCGACAAGCACACCGACGAGGACCGCTTCCAGTCCAAGGTCGGCCTGATGGTCGCCAAGGGTCCGCAGGCTTTCGAGCAGGACGGCAACTGGTTTGACGGCCTGTCCTTCAAAGAGGGCGACTGGCTGGTCTTCCGCCCGTCGGACGGCTGGTCCATCACCGTCAACGGCGTGCTGTGCCGCATTTTCGACGACATCAACATCAAGGGTCGGGTGCCTCATCCCGACGCAGTCTGGTGAGGAGCGCAGACATGAGCGACGAAAACGACATCGAAGACAAGGAAAGCGAAATCATCGTCGAGGTCGACGGTGAGGAAGCCTCCGCAGGCGGTGCCGGCGAGCCGCGCGTCCCGTCGGTCGACGAGGCGATGAAGGAACTGAAGGTCCAGCTGGATCAAGAGCGCGCGCGCCGCGAGGAGCTTGAGCGGCAGAACCGGGAGCTTGCCCAGCGCGAGCACATCGCTCGATCCGAAAAGGACGACAGCGACATCCAGCTGGTCTCGAATGCCATCGACACCCTGTCCCGCGAGACCGAAATCCTGAAGGCTGGCTATGCGCAGGCCATGCAGTCCGGCGACTTCCGCCGCGCCGCAGAAATTCAGGAGGAGATGGGCGGCAACGCGGCCAAGCTCCTGCAGCTGACCAACGGGCTTGAGGCCATGAAGGCCAAGCCCAAGACGCCCCCGCCGCAGCCGGTTCCCTCCGACCCGGTCGAGGCCTTTGCGCGCACCCTCTCGCCCCGATCCGCCGAGTGGGTTCGCGCCCATCCGGAGTTTGTTCGGGATGCGAACAAGAACCGCAAGATGATCGCCGCGCACGAACTGGCGGTCGCCGACGGCCATGCCCCCGACACCGACAGCTACTTCGCTGCGGTCGAGGAGACCCTGAAGATCAAGGCGCAACCCAAGGCCGCAGTCGCCGAAGAGGACGCGACCGGGGGCGCGGCGAAGGTCGTCCAGCGGAGGGATGCAGCACCTGCGGCCGCGCCCGTCAGCCGTGGGCAGCCGTCGCGGAACGTCGTGCGCCTGACGGCAGCAGAGCGCGAGATGGCTGAGATGATGAACATGAAACCCGAAGAGTACGCCAAGCACAAGGTGGCGCTCCAGAAGGAAGGGAAACTGCAATGAGCGACGAGTTCAAGAAGGTGCGGCCCGCCATGCGGCCTGAGGGTGGACCGGTCGAGGAGAGCCCGCGCGAGCGAGCGGCGCGCAAGGCCGCTGAGCTTCGCGCGCACCGGAACGGCGAGCTCGATGATGGCACCGACGAGTTCTTCGTTGAGCCCGGCATCATCCCCGACGGCTGGACCTACGAATGGAAGACCAAGACGGTTCTGGGTGCTGAAGACCCGGCCCATCAGGTCAAGCTGGCCCGCGACGGCTGGGAGCCGGTTCCCGCGTCTCGCCACCCCGACATGATGCCGGCCGGGTACAAGGGCATCGAGATCACCCGCAAGGGCATGGTTCTCATGGAGCGTCCGTCCGAGATCACCGACGAGGTTCGGCAGGCCGAGCTCCGCCGCGCCCGGCTTCAGGTCCGCGCCAAGGAAGAACAGCTGTCGGCAGCCCCCTCTGGTCACTTCGAACGCTCGAACAAGGGCAACGAACTGGCCAAGGTCAAGAAGGGCTACGAGGCAATGCCGATCCCCGAAGAATGATCAGGCAAGTTCGGATCATCAACAAGATCGAGCGCCTGAGGAAGGCTATACGGCGGGAGGGAACTCCCGCCGTTCAAGATGCGTGGGACAGCCTTGAGCCTCATGTCTCGATATTTCTGAGCGCGGGAGGGCGCGATGGAACTGAGCGAGAGAATGCAGAAGACGGCCGAGGGTCAGTTAACGTGGGCCGACCCGACCCTTGGAAAGACGTGTGACCAGTGCAAGCACTGTGAGCGGCACCCGAAGCCCAGAGAGTTCAAGCCGGACGTCTGCACGCTGGTCAAGGTCCACACGGGCAAGATCGGCATGCCGTTCATGGCGAGAAAAGCTGTTGCATGCCCTAAGTTTTCAATGTAGGTTTACCCGCATGCTGAAGCCAGTAGGATCGCCGTGAGCGACCCGAAGTCGTAGGCATGGCGACGGGCCGTAAAAGCCGTGACGCCCCGGAAAGACGGGGAACCTGTAGCGGGGTAGAGAAGTCCGGTCCATCTCGGATGGTTCATACCCATCAGAACGCGGGTTCAAATCCCGCCCCCGCCACCAGTTTCACGAGGTCTTTCTACCGACCTCTTGCCTTCGGGCGATAGAAGAAATGTTGATCCTGATGTCGGTTAGGGGTCATGCCGAGGGTGTCGGAACAAGCGGAAGGCGGGAGCCGCAATACACCCAACCCGCAACCGTCTTCTGGTGGTGTGCTGTCCGGCAGGCCGAACATCGATGGCGTCGAAACCATCGTCAGTAGGGCCGGGCTTTCGACACAGCACACCCCCAGAGGGTGGAAACTACGGGCGATGGGTGGGCGGGCTCCCACTTGGCCTCTCGTGACGCTGCAGCGGTAACGGAGGTATCATTGGGTTCGAGGCCCGCATCACCCTGATTTGACATGTTGGGTTTGATCTGCCACTATGGCAGCATTCTCCCCCCGGTGTGGGAGATCATCCTCCCCCGGTTCTATTTCGCCCCGGCGCGCGACAATGGACCTCCTGAAAAGGAGAACCGTGATGCCGAACACGAACGCCCCCTTTGGCTTTCGGCAGTACAGCGGCACCGGATCGGCTCCGACCTATGAACAGGTCACCGTCCGGATCGCCTTCAACGCTTCCGCAATCTTCTACGGCGACCCCGTGATGCCCGACGCCAACGGCTTCGTCGTGGTTGGCGCGCCCGGCACGACCCAGATCGCTGGCATCTTCCAAGGGTGCAAGTACCTGTCGGTCTCGCAGAAGCGCACCGTCTGGTCGAACTACTGGCCCGGCACCGACGTCGCCTCCGGCCAGACCGTCGAGGGCTACATCATCAACGACCCGAATGCCAAGTTCCTTGCGCAGACGGGCTCGACTGGTGCGACCAACGCCGACATCAACGCGAACGTCAACTTCGCCATCGGCACTGGCAACACCGCGACGGGCGTCTCTGGCGCTTTCGTGGACATGGCGACCGTCAACACGACCAACACGCTGCCCTTCCGCATCGTGTCGCTCGACGTCGATCCGCCCGGTGCTCCCGGCACCGATACCGGCGCGTTCAACTACGTTGTCGTCGCCTTCAACAACGTCAGCGGCAAGCAGCTGACGGGCATCTGAGGAGCATGAACAATGGCTGTTAATCTTTCCGCCATCAAAGACCTTCTGCTCCCCGGCCTCCGTGGCGTTGAAGGCAAGTACGAGATGATCCCGTCTCAGTACGACAAAATCTTCACGAAACACACGTCGAAGATGGCACTGGAACGCACCGCTGAGATGCGCTTCCTCGGCTTCGCTCAGCTGAAGACCGAGGGCGGCCAGACCGCGTTTGACAACAACGCGGGCGAGCGGTTCGTCTACAACCAAGAGCACGTCGAGATCGGTCTGGGGTATGCGATCACGCGCAAGGCCATCGACGACAACCTCTACAAAACGCAGTTCGCCCCGTCGAACCTCGGTCTGATCGAGAGCTTCCAGCAGACCAAGGAAATCTACGGTGCCAACCTGCTGAACACGGCGACCGTCTACAACGGCGCAATCGGCGGCGACGGCGTGGCGCTCTGCTCCACCGCCCACCCCATCGACGGCGGCACCGTTGCCAACCGCCCGACCACGGACGTGGAACTGAACGAGGCCACCCTGCTCAACGGGATGATCTCGATCCGGACCAACTTCCGCGATCAGGCTGGCCTGAAGGTCTTCGCCCGTGGCCGCAAGCTGATCGTACCGCCGCAGCTGGAGCCGGTCGCCATCCGCCTGACCAAGACGGAACTGCGCCCCGGCACCGCCGACAACGACGTCAACGCGATCATGTCGACCGCTGGCGGCCTGCCGGAAGGCTACATGGTGAACGACTTCTTCACCTCGGCCGCCAACTGGTTCCTGCTGACGAACATCGACGGCCTCTCCTACATGGAGCGCGTCAAGTTCGAGACCGACATGCAGGTCGACTTCGTGACGGACAACCTGCTGGTCAAGGGCTACGAGCGGTACTCCTTCGGGTACTACAACTGGCGCGCGATCTGGGGCTCGTTCCCGTCGTAAGGCACCAATCAGGGGAGGCCTTCGGGCCTCCCTTTCTCCTCGCCCTGACCGCAACAGCGGACGCTGCACCGACAGGGCTCAAACCGTGCAAAGGAGTTCCAGATGGGAACCACGACCTTCTCCGGCCCGATCCGTTCCGGCAACAAGCTCGTCGGCGAGACCGGCGGCTCGAACATCGGCCTCGCCCGCCTGCAGCAGTTCGGCACCCTGATCCAGTCGGGCGGCGGCCTCACCCAGTCGCTGACGCTGAACATCCCGGTCGGCGCGCGCATCACGGGCTTCGACATCGACATCCTGACCGCGTTCGACAGCGCCACCTCGGCCACGATCTCCATCGGGACGGCCGCCGGTGGCACCCAGTACGTCTCCGGCGTGAACGCCAAGACCGCTGGTCGCGCCTCGATCACCTTCACCGCCGCCCAGCTTGCCGCCATGGCCAACCTGACCACGGCTGGCGCTGCTGCCCCCACCCCGGCCCCCGTCGTCCTGACGGTGACCTCCGTCGGCGCGCCGACCACCGGTGTCGTGGCGCTGTCCATCAACTACACCCAGCTGTGAGGTGACACATGCGCGTTGGCAACAAAAAGCCTGAGATGGCCGTGAACAAGACGGTCAAGACCGGCAACATCACGAGCGGGAACAACGCCCCTCATCAGGGTGGTGCCAACAAGACCGTCACGGGCGGCAAGGGCGTGCATGGCATGCCGCTGATGTCCGCTGCCGCCGCCAAGCAGAAGCACTGAACGGAGGGGCGATCAGCCCCTCCCAACCTGACGAGAGGCATAGATGACCCCGATCACCATCAGCAGGACAGGTACGGGCCGCAGTGCCGTCGTCGTCCCCGACAGCTTCCAGAACCCCTTCAACGTCGGCGTCCAGCTGGTCGTCACCGGCACCGTGACGTTCAGCCTTGAGGTCACCATGGCCGACCCCATGCTGCCGACGTTCAACCCGGCCACCGCAGATTGGACCGCGCCGACCGGCTTCAGTGGCCTTGCGGCTACGACGGTTTCATCTCTGACTGTCCCGTGCCACGGCATTTCCTTGAACGTGACCGCAGGGACCGGCACCGTGACCGCGTACATCGTTCAGGCCGGGGTCCGCTGATAGGAGCTCCCGCCAATGGCAACGACCGGAACCTACAACTTCAATCCCGGCCTCGGCGAGATCACGATCTACGCCTACCAGAACATCGGCGTCCGACCGACCGCCCTGCTGCAGGAGCACATGGAGGCCTCCAGAATGGCGGCCAACATGATGCTGTCCCGCTGGTCCAACCAAGGCGTGAACCTCTGGGCGGTCGATCTGGTCGAGGTGCCTCTGGTTGCCGGGCAGGCTGAGTACATCGTCGATCCCAGCACGGTGGTGATCCTTGACGTTTATGGCCGACACGACGACGGAGTGTCGCCGCCCATCGACCGGCCGATCATGCCGATCTCGCGCACGGAATATGCATCGTACTCGACAAAGACGACGCGCGGCGCGCCGACGGTCTACTGGTTCGACAGGCTGATCTCGCCGAAGCTGACGCTCTGGCCTGTGCCTGACGGCGACACCGTGCAGGTGCTGCGCTACTACCGCGTGCGCCGCATCCAAGACGCCGATACGGCTGGCGCTGCACAGGTCGAGGTGCCGTACCTCTGGCTGGAAGCGTTCGCTGACGGGCTGGCCTACCGACTGGCGCGCATCTGGCGTCCTGAAATGGCCGTTGCCCTGAAGGCGCAGGCTGACGAGAGCTACAAGATCGCGGCCGACCAGAACATCGAGACCTCCAACTTCTACATCTCTCCGATGATCGGGGGGTATTTCCGGTAATGTCGTATGCATCGATCTCCGGTCGCGCCAAGACCTCAGCGCGGAACCCGCAGGCTCACGCGATCTGCGACCGTTGCGGCATGCGCTACAACCACGTCGACCTGAGCTTTCAGTACGACTGGGCTGGCGCTACGGTGCAGAACAAGCGCCTGCTGGTATGCAGGCGGTGCCACGATGAGATGCAGAGCCAGCTGCGCTCCATCACGCTGCCGGGCGATCCTCCGCCGATCATCAACCCGCGTCCGGAGACCTACAACCTGCCGACGACCGACTACCGCGTCACCCAGACCGCCGAGGGCGTCTCGGTGGTTCAGGGCATTGCCGTCCCCGGAAACGAAGACACCCGCATCACGCAGGCAGACGACCCGCGCATCACCGGAGGTTGACCGTGGCCAACGTCAAGATCACTCAGCTTCCGCCCGTCACCGCAGTCACCGGAGGGGACTTTCTGGAGGGCGTTCAGGGTGGCACCTCCGTTCGCCTGACTGCCCAGCAGATCGCCGACTACGTCCGTGGCGCGGTCTTCGGAACGGTCATCCCCGTCGATCTGGGCGGGACCGGATCGCAGAGTTTGACCGGTTACGTTTTCGGGAGCGGCGTCGATGCTCTTCAGGGCAGGCCTTCCATCCCAAACACCGATATTTCTGGCCTTGGGACCGGCTCGACTGTAAACATCCATGTTGGGACAACCCCTCCTCCAAGCCCCTCCATAGGGGACTTGTGGGTCGACACCAACTGAGGATTATCATCATGAGCCTGACGCAAGCACTCACCATGGAAGCCCCCAAGGTCGATGTCATCACGACCGCTGGTCGCGGGATGACGCCCGAAGAGGTCACCGATCTCGCCCTGAACAAGATCATCTCGATCTCCGACACCGCGCCGCCGGAGATCGCCGCACAGGCTCGCGAGTTTCGGGAGCGCCTGCGCATGGTTCTCGTCTACTACATGAAGCAGGCTATCGCTTCTGATCGTACGACTGTGTACAATATCGTCAAAGAGGCGGGCCACCCCGACCTCGCTGAAGCTCTCAGGAGGCTGTAATGGCTACTTTCGGCGGAAACTTCATGGTCACCTCGTTCAAGCAGGAGCTCCTGCGCGGGTGCCATGACTTCACACTGACCACCGGCGACACCTTCAAGATCGCGCTCTACACCAGTGCCGCTGGTGTGACGTTCAACGCCGCCACGACCACCTACACGACCACGACGGAGGTGGCAGCCTCCGGCTCCTATGCGGCTGGCGGCGGCACGCTGACGAACATCAGCCCCACCTCGACCGGCACCACGGCGTTCACCGACTTCGCCGACATCACCTTCACGACCGCGACGATCACTGCGCGCGGTGCGCTACTCTACAACACGACGCCGAACACCACCTCTTCGGCCGGCCTGACCAACCCGGTTGTGCTCGTGCTCGATTTCGGCTCCGACCGCACGTCGACGGCAAGCGATTTCACCATCGTCTTCCCGACAGCAGACGCCACCAACGCCATCATCCGCATTGCCTGAGGTCTCCTGATGCCGAAGCTCGTCAACCGCGCCAAGATGACCACGGCGACGACCGGGACGGGTACGGTCACGCTGGGGGCTGCGACTTCGGGCTTTCAGTCCTTCGCCGCTGCCGGGGTCGCGGACGGCAACGTGGTTCGGTACGTCATCGAGGATGGCACCGCGTGGGAGATCGGCACGGGTACCTACACTGCTGCCGGAACGACATTGACGCGCACCTTGGGCTCCTCCAGCACCGGCGCGCTCCTGAACCTCTCCGGCTCGGCGGTGGTTTACATCACCGCGACGGCCGAGGACTTTTCGACCTTTGATCAGCCGACCGTGATCGAGACCAACTCCGCCTCTACGGCCCTGCGTATCACGCAGCTTGGAACGGGCGAGGCGCTCCGAGTAGAAGATGCCGCGAACCCGGACGCCACGCCGTTCATCGTTGATGCCAACGGCGATGTAGCGATTGGTGGCGTGACTGCCTCAGGCGGGGCGGGCTTTCCGACCCTCACAATTCATGGCTCCAGCGGAGGTCTGCTCGACTTCAGATCGGCTGGGACGCTGAAGGGCAGATTGTATGCACTGAGCAATTCATTCACTGTAGAGGCAAACGGCACTACCACCCCAACACGCTTCATCACGAACGGCGCTGTGCGGTTTACCATCGGCGCGTCCGGAGAATGGGGTATCGGAACGACCCCGGACTTCGGCACAGCTGGGCAGGTGTATACGTCCGGAGGCACTGGCGCTCCGCCGACATGGACAACGCTCGCGAGCGTTGGGTCGACGATTACCCTGCCCGAACAGGCGTCCGAACCTGCCGCTCCGGCAGCAGGTAACGGCTTGCTCTATGCCCGCAACATCGCGGGCAAGACCATGCCGAAGTGGATGGGTCCATCCCCGGATTTCGACTATCCTCTTCAGCCTCATGTCGGCTTCAACAATATCGCAAAATGGATGGGCGGCGCTACGACCGTCGCCACAACTTTCGCAAGCATCCTTGGAAGTATGCCCTACACCGGGGCATCCCCGACCGCCCCGACGATCCCCGCTCTAGCATCAACATCCCTGAGGAACTCCGTATACCGCAGCACCATCAGCACGGGCGCGACGGCGGGCGGCTTGGCTTATATCCGGGGCAACGCCCTGCGCTTCTGGCGCGGCAACGCGGCAGGACTGGGCGGCTTCTTCCTTGTTCACCGCTTTTCCCTATCCACTCTGCAAGCCGGGATGCGGGTCTTTGCTGGCCTTCAGGACACCGCCGCAAACCCCACGAACGTGGACCCGACCACCACCACCACCCCCGGCAAGATTGGCCTCGCCATCAACGCCAATACGGGCAACTGGAACCTCGTCCGCAACGTCACGGGTACAGCGCCCACAATCATTGCCCTCGGCGCGACGTTCCCGGTCAACAACACCGACCTAATGGAACTGATCCTGTTCGCGGCCCCGAACGGCGCGAACATCGGCTACCGCGTCACGAACTGGTCCACGGGCGCAACCGTGAGCGGAACCCTGACCACGAACATTCCTGCCGCCACGTCTTTCATGATCCCCACCCTCTGGATCACGAATAACGCCACCGCCGCCGCAGCCACACTGGACTTCATCAGCACCTATCTGGAGATGGATTACTGATGCGGAAGGTCATCCTCGACGCTGAAAACCGGGTCGTCGCCCTGCTGCCGGAGGACGCGGAGGAGGGTTTTCCCGCCCCCCTCACCATCTCGGTGGGCTGCACGCTCGACCCGCAGACGGGAGATTTCCTGCCGCCTCCGCCTCCGCCCATTCATCCGCCGACCGCTGCTGATGTGAATGCCGAAAGAGACCGCAGACTGGTCCTGCCTTTCGCTTTCAGCGGAAAGATGTACGACCGCGACCCTCGCTCCTTGGACAGGATCACTGGCGCGGCGACACTGGCGGGTTTCGCGCTGGCGGCCGGGGCCGAGCCACTCGATTTCCAATGGCACGGCGGGACCGAACCCTTCGCGTGGATCGCCAACGACAACTCGATCACCGTCATGGATGCAGCCACGACCTTCGCCTTTGGTCGAGAGGCTGCAGCCGTCGAGACCCGGATCGTCTTCGCCGCGCGCGCCCTGAAGGATATGCCTGTCATCCCCGAAGACTACGCCGCCGACCACTGGTGGCCCACCACCTGAGGAGGGCGTAAATGCTGGGCTTCTACGCTCTCGGCTCAGCCCCTCTGGCAGACGACGGTCAGCAGGCTGCAGCGGGAAACGTCACCGTAAACCTCACTGGGGTAACCGCGACCGGGCAATCCGGATCGGTTGCGGCGAACGGCAAAGCCTCCACCGCGCTGACTGGCGTTTCGGCCGCCGGGCAGGTTGGCTCCGTCGCAGCGAGCGGCAAAGCGTCAACCACGCTAACGGGCCTGTCCGCGACAGGCCAGTCCGGCAGCGTCACGGCCACAGGCAAGGCGTCCACAACCCTCACCGGGGTGGCCTCAACGGGCCAGTCCGGTTCTGTCGCGGCTAACGGAAAGGCGTCCACCTCCCTGACTGGCGTCTCCGCCACTGGGCAGGTTGGCATCGTCGAGGTGACGGGCAAGGCGCTCGTCACGCTGACTGGCGTCTCTGCGACGGGCGAACCCGGCAATGCCTCGGTCCCAATCGCCGTATCCGTCACCCTGACCGGCGTCTCCGCGACTGGTCAGGTCGGCACTGTCACCGTAAACGTGCCTGTCACTGTAAGCCTGACGGGCGTCTCTGCAACAGGCCAGACCGGCACCGTGGTGGCGACCGGAAAGGCCAGCGTGACACTGACCGGATCGGCCGCGACTGGCCAGCCGGGCTCGGTGACCGTGACGGGGAAAGCCAGCGTCACCCTGACGGGCGTCTCGGCGACAGGGCAGTCTGGAGCGGTGACGGCTACCGGAAAGGCGCGGATTACCCTGACCGGGGTAGCCGCAACCGGTCAGGTCGGATCGCTGAACAACGGCGCAGCTGTCACCGTAAACATCACCGGCGTCTCGGCGACGGGCGAGGTGGGTGTTGTAGAAGTTGGCCTTGTCGGGACTATTTCGGTGTGGACGGGTTTCTTGTGGCAGAGGTATCCGGTAAAGGTCTGGACGGGATCACAGTGGGTTAGAAAGCCCATTCGCAGCTGGGACGGCACAAATTGGGTATGACATACGCCAAACGGCCAGATGACACGCCTATAGCGGTAGTGTATCTTGCAGGAGACTGCTGGAAATCCGAGGATTGGGTCGGGTGCAATGACTGAAGAGCGACTGACCCGTATCGAGGACAAGCTGGACAAGATGTCGGAAGCGATAACGACCTTGGCCCGAATGGAAGAGCGGATGATCACGCTCTTCAAGCGCATGGACAAGTACGACGTTGAGCAGTCAAAGCTCGCGGAACGCATCTCCTCCATTGAGAAGGTGACAATCCAGAGGGGTGTGGTATATCACTTCGTCGACAAAGGCTTCTGGGTGGCGCTGGGCGGATTGGTTGCTTGGCTCGTGAAATCCACAGGGGGGATAAATTGAGACATTACCAGAACTGGAAGGACGTCAAGCCGGAAGAGTGGCGCTGGAAGAACTTCACGCCTCGCGAAATCGCCTGCAAAGGCACCGGTCAGCTGATGGTCGACGAGACCGCTCTCGACAAGCTGCAGGAACTTCGGGACGCACTGGGCGTTCCTCTGATCATCGTTTCTGCATACCGAAGCCCGGAGCACAACAAGGCCGTCGGCGGCGCGCAGAACAGCTATCACATGAAGGGCTGTGCCTTCGACGTGTCCATGGCCAACCAAGACCCCGACGTGTTCGAGATCGCCGCTCGCGAGGTCGGCTTCCGGGGCTTTGGCTACTATGCCAAGCAGGGCTTCCTGCACATCGATCTCGGCCCGGCCCGGACGTGGGGGGCGCGCTTCCCCCGTTCGGCGACCCGCGTGGCGGCGGAGCCCCCGAAGCGCGAAAGCGTTTCCCAGTCGACGACCGTGCGTGCGACCGCTGTCGACGTGGCTGCAAAGGGCGGCGCGGCCGTGGCGGCCCTGTCTGCGCTTGACGGGAAGGCTCAGATCATCGTGGCCTGCCTTATCGCGGTGGCGATGCTCGCCTCTGCGGTCATCTTCCGCGAGAGGATCAAAGCATGGGCGGATGGCTGGCGCTGATCACCCAGAACTGGGCGACGGTGACGAAGTTTGTCGCCGTCGTCGTCTTCGGCCTCCTGAGGCTGCTTCTGGGGTGGAAGTCCAGATCGCTTGATCACGCCCGCGACGAGCGGGACGATCTGGCGTCATACAAGAAAACCAGAGAGGTGATCGACGATGCGACCGCTGGCACTGATCCTGACGATGCTCGCAGCTGGCTGCGGGACCGTGGCAACAAGGACGCCCCCTAGCAGCGAGGCCATATGCCGTGGCACGGCAGATGCGAGGAAGGACCATGCGGCGCGGCTGGCGGAGGATGGCGGTGACGCTTCCGTGGTTTCGGGCGCGAAGCTGATCTCGCAGATCGACGCGGCCTGCGCTATGATGTAGCATCACCCCCAGACCAAGAGGTGACGCTGTGGCGGGATTGACCTATACCACCTACCTGACCCAGATCGCCGAGATGGCGGTTGTGGCTCCGGACGACGTGAATTTTCTGGCCATTGTACCGGCCATGATCGACTACGCCGAGCTCCGCATCTACCGCGATCTCGACCTGATGAACACGTCGACTTCCATCCACGGATCAGCGATCAAGCTCACGGCTGGAAACCGGAACCTGACATTCCCCATGACGCTTCCGGACGGCTCCGGCTCTATCGTTGTCACCGAGCAGCTGAACCTGATTTCTCCCTCCGGTGAGACAAACCCCGACAGCCCGACCGCCACCCGCATCCCGCTCTTGCCGACGACCAAGGAGTTCTTGGACGCCGTCTATGGGTCGAACGCTGCGGCCGCGCGCGGTCAGCCCAAGTACTTCTCGATCTTCAACGAAAACTTGTTCTTTGTCGGCCCGGTACCGGCGACCGATTACTATGTCGAGGTGGTGGGGACGTACCGGCCGAACGCCATGTCTGCCACCAACCAGACCACGTTCATCAGCCAATACTTTCCTGACATGCTGATCATGGCCTCCATGATCTACATCTCGGCCTACCAGCGGAACTTCGGCCGTCAGTCCGACGATCCGCAGATGGCGCAGTCCTATGAGGGCCAATACCAGACCCTGCTGAAGTCCGCAGAGGTCGAGGAGAACCGAAAGAAGTTCCAAGGGCCGGCGTGGTCATCTCAGTCGCCGTCGCCTATCGCCACGCCGACGCGGGGGTAAGAGATGCCGCACGCATCACTGAAGCTGATCCCCGGCGTCGACCAAAACCGGACCCCGGCTCTCAATGAGGCGGCGATCTCCGAGAGCAACCTGATCCGCTTTGTGCCGGATCGGCAAGGCATCGCCCTGCCGCAGAAGATCGGCGGGTGGACCCGCTACCTCAACCAGCCCATGACCGCCGTCGTGCGTGCGCTCTGGGCGTGGGCTGACACGAACGACAACCGGTACCTTGCCGTCGGAAGCCAGCGCGGCGTCTTCACTATCGAGGGCGCTACCCTTGGGAGCCGCGAGCTCTCCGACCGTTCGCCCCAGTTCTATGACGCAAATCCGGCCATGTCGTTCAACTCGATTTCCGGGCAGAACCGGATCGAGATCGACGATACCGGGTCGAACATCTCAAGCTACGACAGCATCTTCCTGTCCACCCACGTCGCCATTGGCGGCGTTGTCCTCTTCGGCTTTTACAGCTGTGAGGCATCCACCATCGACCGGTATGCCGTCTTCGCGAAGAACGTGATCGGCCTGCCGACCCCGGCAACCTCCACGGTGTCGGCCGGCGGGGCCACCGCCAGCTTCACGACCGTCAACGGGTCTCCCTCGGTCACCGTCACGCTGCCGAACCATGGGTACACCGTGGGATCGACGTTTCCCCTTCTGGTTCCCGTGACCGTCGGGGGCGTCACGCTCTTCGGAAACTACATCGTACGAAGCGTTGGCTCCGCTAGTGCCTTCGTCATCTTCTCCGAGAACAGCGCCACGAGCGCCGCAACCGTCAGCGCCAACGATGGCCGCCCGAAGATCACCTACTACATCGGCCAGAGCGCCCCGCCACCGCCGACCGGCTTCGGTGTCGGCCTGTTCGGCGCTGGTGGTTTCGGTACGGGCGCAATCGCGGGTGGCGCGAGGACATTCGCGACCACGAATGCGACCACGGTTGGAACGGTCGCGACGGTGTCATTCTCTGGTCGCTATTCCATCCCGGTCGGATCGGCGATTACGGTCTCCGGCGTCACCCCTTCCGGCTACAACGGATCGTGGATCGTCACGGCCTCGACGGTTGGGGCCACATCCACGGTTTCGTTCACTGTCCCGTCCGCACTTGGCGCTCAGACGGTCGCGGGAACGCTTGCGGTCAACTTCTACAGCTTCACGGGGTCAGAAGACTGGACGCTGGACAACTGGGGTGAATACCTCATCGCGAACTCCAGCGGCGGCCCGATCTTCGCGTGGAGCCCGACGGAAAGCGGATCGTACAGCAACATCATCCCGAACTCCCCCATCGCCAACGAGGGGTGCTTCGTTGCGATGCCGGAGCGTCAGATCATCGCGTACGGGTCGACCTTCACCGGCATCCCAGACCCCCTCCTTGTCCGCTGGTGCGACATCGGGAACTTCTCGACGTGGGTCGGCACGGTGTCCAATCAGGCTGGGTCTTTCCGCATCCCAAAGGGGTCTCGGATCGTCGGCGGCATTCAAGGGCCGCAGCAGGGCTTGCTATGGACAGACGTCGCCCTCTGGTCGATGCAGTACATCAACCAGCCCTATATCTGGTCCTTCAACGAGATCGGCACCGGCTGCGGCCTGATCGGGAAGCGCGCCGCCGCATCCCTGAATGGCGCGGTCTACTGGATGTCCCAGAGCCAGTTCTTCACGCTGGCCGGCGGCATCCAGACCATCCCCTGCCCGGTCTGGGACGTTGCGTTCCAAGACATCGACATGGACTACGTCAGCAACATCCGGTGCGCCACAAATGCGCGCTTCGGCGAGGTGGCGTGGTTCTTCCCGACCATCGGGTCGGGTGGCGTCCCCAACAGGTACGTCAAGCTCAACACCCAGATCGGGCAGTGGGACTACGGCACCCTGACCCGGACAGCTTGGATCGATCAGTCGGTTCTTGGAGCACCCATCGGCGCTGGCCCCAGCAACCTGATCTTCCAGCACGAAACCTCGACCGACGGAGACGGGCAGGCGATCAACTCCTACATCCAGACAGGCTGGTTTGCCCTTGATGAGGGGGACGTGAAGACCTTCGTCGACCAGTTCTGGCCCGATATGAAGTGGGGCTACTACGACGGCGCGCAGAACGCGACCGTCAAGATCACCCTCTACGTTGCGGACTATCCGGGCCAGACGCCGAGGGTCCACGGTCCTTACACGGTGACCAAGGACACGACATTTTTCACGCCCCGCCTGAGGGGTCGCCTTGTCTCGATCCGCGTCGAGAGCGATGACGTCGGCAGCTTCTGGAGACTTGGAAACATGCGATACCGCCTTCAGCCCGATGGGAAGTTCTGATGTCCTCTCTCTCTGACATCCTGACCGCCGCCAAGAACATCGTGACGGCCGTCAACCAGATCGGCCAGACGTACCTCAAGGTGCAAGGCACGGCGCGATCCGCCACGATCACATCTGCGACCTTGGTCTCGATGGGTCAGGGCCGACTGGCCTCGATCAGCGTAATCACGTCAAGCGGCTCCGTGAACGGTATGATCTACGACAGCAACTCGACGTCATCCCTGACTGATGCTCTTGCCGTCATCCAGCACCCGGTCGGGGTTTACCAGATGAACCTGCCGTACGACAACGGCCTCGTCGTCGTGCCGGGGTCGGGGATGACGGTCGTTGTCACCTATTCGGAGGGCTGACGCCATGGCTGAGGACGTTATCGAGACTGCTCTGCGCGCGGCGCGGGGCGGCAAGAAGAAGACCAAGACGCACCGGGGGCCGATCCACTCGACCGTCGCCGGTCGCACGGACCACCTGCCGATGCACGTCGCCTCTGGCTCCTACGTCATCCCCGCAGACATCATCTCCGCGATGGGCGAGGGGAACTCCATGGCTGGCTTCAAGGTCGCGAAGTCAATCTTCTCCATCCCCGGACCCTATGGTCAGGGGGACGGCCTGCCGTACGGCGGCGGGGAGATGCCTTACGACCAGCCGTCGCCTAGGAAAAGAGCGAGCGGCGGCAGCACCCCGTCTGGCGGGAACCCTAAGGCCAGCGCCGCCATAGCCGCTGGAAACCAGCAGGTGGCCGCCAACAGGGCGGCCTCGGCCATGTACGCGCAGCAGGCCAATGCGCGCGACGGGAGCCCCATTCCGTCGCACCTGCGCGGGTACGGCGGGGGGCAGGGCGGAGGCTCCGGGCCGTCGGTGCCGAGAGGCGGCACGGGCAGTTTTGGCCTACCCAATCCGGCTGGTGGCAGCATCTCCAGCGTCTTTGGTGTCCGTGGTCCTGCAGACTTCATCGACGGGGGCGGCCTCGGCGCATCTGGCGACAAGTTTCACGGCGGCCTGATCTCAGGTGCGATGAACCTTCTGGGAGTGACGCCCTACGCCCGATCCACCGGCGGCCGGGCTGAGGATCATGATGCTGTCCCTATCGTCGCGGCGGGCGGTGAGTACGTCATAGCGCCGGATGAGGTCGCTCATATTGGTGGCGGATCGCTCGATGACGGCCACAAAATCCTTGATGCCTTCGTGAAAAAGATGCGAAAAAAGACCATCAGAACCCTGCAATCACTGCCGGGGCCAAAGAAGGATTAGACTGATGGATGACGTGGTTGTTCGCATCGCTGTGGAGGAAGACTTCAACGGCCTCATGGACTTGTGTCTGTCCGCATGCGGCGAAAACGCCATGACAAAGCCCGACGTCGACAAGCTGGCCGTCGCGGTCTGGGGTGCTCTGATTAGGAAGACCGGCATCTGTGGCGTCATCGGCCACCTCGGTCAAAAACTGGAGGGAGGGGTGCTTCTGTCCATTGGGGAACTGTGGTACAGCAAGGAACTGATCCTTGAGGAGAAGGCGATCTTCGTGGAACCCCAGTACCGCTCAGCGAAAGGTGGCAGGGCTCGCAAGCTGGCCGAGTTCGCGAAGGCCACTGCTGACAACCTGCAAATCCCGCTTGCTATCGGGGTTCTCTCGACAAATCGTACGGAAGCAAAAATTCGTCTCTATGAGCGTGTATTCGGCGCGCCAGCTGGTGTATATTTCCTCTACGGTGCAAAAACTGGCCTTTCTGAAGGCGCAGACGGAGGCTCCTGATGGGCGGCAAAACTTCGACGACGACACAGCAGGTCCAAATCCCCAAGGAGGTGATGGAGCGCTACAATGCTGTGAACAAGCGCGCCGAGGGTGTCGCGACAACGCCGTTCCAGACCTACTCGACTGATCCGTCGGCGTTCGTCGCGCCGATCACTCAGCAGCAGCAGTCCGGCATCGACGCCATCAATCAGACCGCTGGCGTCTACCAGCCGTACCTTGACAAGGCCGCGCTGACCTTTGGGGAAGGCCTGAAGAGCGCTCAGCCCGGCGCGCTCAACGTCAATCAGTACATGAACCCCTATCAGCAGCAGGTCGTCGATGCGACCATGCGGCAGATGATGCAGGCGAACGAGCAGGCGCAGTCCGGCGCTCTCGGCACCGCGATCCAGTCCGGGGCTTTCGGCGGGGACCGCGCTGGCATCGCCGCAGCGAACCTTGCCAACCAGCAGGGGCTCGCGATGGGCTCCACGCTGGCTGGCCTCAACTCCGAGAACTACCAGCAGGCGATGGCGACCGCCCAGCAGCAGCAGGGACTGGCGCTGGGGGCAACGCAGGCCGATCTGGAGCGCATGATGTCCGGCGGGCAGTTCTATGCCGGTCTCGGTCAGGCCGCGCAGGGCATGGGCCTGCAGGGTGCGGAGGCCATGCTCAACGCAGGCACGCTGGGCCAGCAGACCGAGCAGGCCGGAAAGACCGCCCTGTACAACCAGTTCATGCAGCAGCAGGCGTACCCGTTCCAAGTCGCCCAGTTCCTCGCGAACATCGCGATGGGTACCGGCGCTCTGTCCGGCTCCACGACAACCACGACCCAGCCCGCGCCGTTCTTCTCGGATCGCCGCCTGAAGGAAAACATCCGCAGGATCGGCCAGACGGACGATGGCCTGCCGATCTACAAGTACCAGTACAAGGGCGAAGACCAGACGCATATCGGCTTCATGGCCGACGAGGTGGAGAAGAAAAAGCCGGAGGCGGTTGGCCTGCACCCGACCGGGTACAAGACTGTCGACTATGACCGCGCGACGAAGGCTGGAGGCGGCGGCATCGCCGGGCCGTACGGATCGACCGTTGGCTCTCAGCCCGGCCTCTCAAGCTACGTCCCTGAAGCGTACCTCCCTGTGGGCGAACTGATGGTCGCCGATGGGCAGATGATCGACACCACAAATCAGTCCTTGGCGGGGCAGGCTCAAGCGGCCGCCAGCTTCGGGGACAGCCTCTCCACCCTCTATGATCAGTATGGATCGGTGAAGAAAAAGGTCGACGAGTGGCGTCAGCGTCAGCGCGATCAAGCCGACGCAACGCCCGGAGCCCCCTCCTATCGCGGCGGCCTGCGCGGCGGCTATGCGTACGGAGGCGAGATTGAGGACCGTGCAGAATATCTGACGCCGGGCCTCGTCGGGAACCAGAACCCCGTCGATAAGAAGACCTACCTCTCGGACACGCTGGAGAGCCAAGGGAAGGCCGACAAGCCCCGACTGGAAACCGCCGGAGGCGCTGGAGGTTCCGGTTCCAGCCCGGCGTCCGGACTTGGCAGCCTCCTGACCGGGGTCTCCTCGATCCTCCCCTTCCTCGGCTTCAAGGATGGAGGCCGGGCGGGTTATGCCGCCGGGGGAGCGCCCGATGAGCGCGAGCTTGAGGCTGGCCTTCGCGCAGCCCTGATCAACCAGATGGGCGGCGTGTACAAGGCACCCCCTGCGGCGCAAGCCCCGGCACCGTCCTCCGAGATCGCTCCGGAGGGTGGACTTCGTGGTGCGGCGATCCTTGCGGCGAACGCAGAGCAAAACATGCCTCAAGCATCGCGCGAGGAGTTCAATCGTACGGAGCAGGCCGCCCCCACCGCGACCCCGCAGCAGGCCCCGACTGGTCTCCCGATGACATCCGGAGCCCCGATTGGTACCGCAGGTCTCGCTGCGGCGATGCCTCCCGTTCCCGACAACATGCCGCCGATGGAAACATCCGCTCGCCCGCAGCCCAGACCTGCGGGCCTCGCCGCAGCTGGCGCTCCTACTGCGGTAGACCTTTCGGCCGCCGGTATCGGCGTCGACAAGCCTGTCGCCGCATCGGTCAATGCTTCAGGCATGGACCCGCGCGACTTCTACAGGAGCAACATCCTTCGTCAGGAGAGCGGGCATCGTCAGTTCGATGAGAACGGGAAGCCGCTGACCTCGTCGGCTGGCGCTGTCGGCATCGGTCAGGTCATGGAAGGCACCGGACCTGAGGCGGCCGCACTCGCCGGACTTGACTGGGACCGCGAGCGCTGGATGTACGACGCCGACTACAACGCGGCCATCGGCGAGGCGTACTTCCTCGAACAGTACCGCCGCTTTGGCAGCCTCGACAAAGCCGCCGCAGCATACAATGCTGGCCCCGGCGCTC